TTGTTTTGTAGTGAGAAGGGTGACACCGGGATCGACGCATATCTTTTCGTTGGCGGTGTCGTGTGTGTAGAAGAGACAGGGACACCAGACGCCGCTGTCACATCGGACAAGCCGACGTACAGATCGGCCGCCCCGTTGTTGCAAATCAGAAGTGCTTTTCGGCTTGTGTTTGCCGCCCGGAGTAGCGTGGCCGATGATGTCACGCTCACGGCTACAGGAGCCGCTGCCGTTCCCCTTGGAATACTCATTGCTTCCCTCCCTGTCCCATCCCCTGATCGAATTGCCGCTGTTGTGCGAGAAGCGCCGCACCCAAGCCCGCCGTAGCCGTGGTCTGCTCGGCCTCTTTGTCTTGCGTCATCTGGTCAATCTCTGCCTGCGTCCAGCCCTCGTCACTAAGCACGGTGACGAGGGGCATCCCGGCATTGACTGACAGTTGCCGTATCTCCGCCTGCGCCCGTGGCTGTATGCTGGCAACGTCACGAAAGACGGGCGTCACGTCCTGGGCGTCAACCGTCACCCCGTCAAGTAATAGCAGAAAGGCGCCGACCTCCTGCCACACCGGGTAGAATCGTTGGTTGATGTGGCGCTGCGTTTTCGACGTAAGCGGCGCCTCCATAACCATTAGCGCATCGCCCGACGGGGGTGTGCTCGTTGCCGTGAAGTAATGTGACGGCGTGGCTGTCACAATGCCGATGGTTTGCGCCAAGTCACGCATGGCCTCCAGGTAGGTTGTCAGGCTGGCCGCAGAGAATTCACCGACCGAAGTCGGCTGGCCCATGCCGTCACCGGCTGGCACGTCCCAAACCTCGTTTGGTGCATTGCGCAGTTTGCCTTGCACCCCGGCAATGCTGATAACGTATCGCTGAGGATAGGCACCGTATTCCGCCGTCACCATCATGTCGGCGAACAGCTTGTTAATGGCGTCCTGCATGGGGATCACGTCAACGAGCAGGCCCTTATTCACCCGCTTCTCAAGCCGGAAGTGGAACACCGGCACAATGCCGTAGGGGTTGGGTGCTGTCGGTGGCTCCATTGGCACGAACGCCTTGTGTGACGTGACTTCCGTTGCCACCTTGTCGCTGGCGTAGTATTCCAGCCGGTCAGGGTAGTAGAGCGTCAGGTACTGGAACCCGTCGTCACCAGCCCACTGCTTGGCCGCAAACCGCTTGACACGTGGATTGAGCGCATCGTACCAGACATGACACAGACGAGGATCGTTGTAAAACGCCGTGGGCCGCCCGGTCGTTTCGTCAGGCCAGGCAACGACGAACGACTCACCTGTCACCAGCGCCGCCAAGTGCGTATCGTCCAGGTCATGCACCAGGCCGGTTTCTGTCATCAGGTCGGAGAGAGACGTTGACAGGGTTTCGTCATCCCCAACCGCCCAGGACTCCAGGCCAATCCGGTTTAGCTCGCTGTCCACGACCACCCGGCACCAGTTCGTATTGAACCTGGCGTCAAGTGCCTGGAAAGCCGCCCGCAAACGTTCGGTAGAGTAGACAAGCGGCTGCCTGCCGTCGTAGTAGTTGAACAGCAGGCCGTAAAGCGTCGCCTTTGCTGACAGTGCGTCGTAAGCCCGCTTCAGATCGCTGTCATTCATGCCTGGAAGCTCCCCGCCACTCGCCGCCTTGCCCCTGCGTCAATCCTGGCGACAACGTACCGCAGGGCGTCCATTGCGTGATCGTTGCTTTTCTCAGGTTCATCCCGCAGCCCGTCCTTCCCACCACGCCACACGTAGCCCTCGAATTCGCCGAGTAGATTCACACACCCAGGGTCAACTGTCAGCCGTGCCAACCCGTCGCCCGCCGATGGCAACCTGGCCTTGACTGCTTGAATCCCTGCCATGACGGCGTTATTGGCTGGCACCGTGGGGATGCCCGCTTTGCGCATGTCGGCAATCAAGCCAGCCGCCGAGGGGTCGGTCACAAACTCGCTTACCCGGTATTCTACCATGAGCCGCCTGGCAGTCATAACCACCTCGGTCTGTAGCTGACGGCGCTGGTAGTATTCGTGAACTACGTGCAGTCGCCCGTCCTGGTCTTCCCCGACAATCAGAATCACCGCCGGGTTGGTGTATCCCTCGTCAACCCCTCCGATAACCCGCCGCCATGTTCGGGTTGGAATCGCCCTCACGTTCCGGCTCCGGTCGAACTCATCGTAAACCAGGCCGTCAAAGCCGACGAACTCACCGAGCAGTTCTTGCTGCGCAAACTTCCCGGTGTAGGCCGCCTGTAGCGATTCGACGAACTCAGGCGACAAGTACGGATTGCCCGCCGTGGTAGAGCGGAAGACCGTCATCTGCGCTTGCTTCTGGTAAACCCAGTTGCGCCCCTTCGGCGTGGTGGTAATCCAGCACGGGCCGGCCTTCCCGTCAGCCCGCAAGCGGCCAATAGTGATCTCCCACGTCTCAGCCCCGCATAGGCTGGCTTCGTCAATCCAAGCCCACGATATGTTAGGCCCTCGCAGCCTGTCCGGTTGGTCGGCTGACCTGAACAGCACCTCGGCCCCGTTGCGCAGCGTCAGGCGCATTTCGCTTGCGTGCGTTTCGGCTATTGTCGCCTCGGCAACCTGCTTGAAAGTGCGCAGCGTGGCGTCTCTCAGCATCGGGTATGAAGGCGCAATGACCAGGCCGAGCGTCCCTGGCACCTGGCAATAGAGCATGGCTTTCACCGCCCCGGCGTAGCTTTTGCCGCTGCCGATTCCACCGATAAAGCCAGTGAACCGGTCTTGGCACGCTACAAAATCGTGCTGAGTGCCGTAAAGCTCAATCGTTTGGCGTTGCATTAGCCCCGCCTTCGGCCTTCCTGGTAATCGTTACCTGAATCGGCCCGCCGTCCGTGCCTTCCAGCCGGGTGACGCTGGGCACCTGGCCGTAGGCGACTTCGATAAACTTCTGCTGTAGCCTCGGGTCTTTCGACATGGCCCAACTGCGCATGATCGCTTCGGTTATGCTCACGATATGGCCGTCAATCACGACCGGCTGCCCGCCCTGCTCCTTCGACTGCTTGGCCGCCTCGTGTGCTATCTCCTGGGCAAGCGAGCGCAAGCCGTCAAATGACTTTGGCCGGCCCTTCCGGTTGATTCGGGGATCGCCTTTGACAAAGCCCTTGCCGGTTGCCCCGCCCGGCTTTGGTTGTTGCTGCGTTGTATTGCTACTGTCTGCCATGTCATGCTACCCGCTCGTGAGGTAGAATCTCTCGCCTGATATGCCCGGCTATGCTGCGCATGAACAAGGGCGGCACGCTATTACCGATGCGCGCTCTTGCGTCATCATCTGCCCCGGCAAATCTGTATTGCCTGGTAAAAGACATAACCGCTTGGTATTCGTGCTTGATGCACTTTCTTGGAAGGTCGGGATGAATAAGCCCACAAGCACCCCCCCCTTTTGTAAATGTCGGGGATGGTTTATCCCAATCAAGCCGATACAAATTGAATCCCCAATTTTTGCGATAGAACTCTGACGCCGTTGTACCTTGCCTCATACCCTGGCAACATTCTGCAATTTTTGTTCCCGGTGTCGGCATTGGCCCTGCTAGGCTTTCTATGCCGTCTAGCGCCTGCCTCACCGTAACCGGCCTACTCTCTGCCTTTGGGTGACTTGGCACTATTCCCAAATCATCCCGCACGCCAATGAAAATCATGCGCTCCCTGGACTGCGGCACGTTGAAGTACATGGCATTAAGCAGCCTGGCTGACACGATGTAACCCGATGCTTTCAGTTCCCGCATGATGTCGGCAAAGATGATTTTCATAATGCCCTTAACCATGCCTGACACGTTCTCCATCACAAACACCTTCGGCCTGAGACCTCGCAACAACCTGACGTATTGCCTGAAAAGCTGATTACGATCATCCCCAAAATCCCGCTTGCCTGCCGTGCTGAATCCCTGACAGGGTGGCGAGCCGTCGAGCACGTCTAGCTCGCCCGGCCCGGTCAATCCCGCCAACCTCATGCACTCCTCAACCGATAGCTTGCAGATGTCGCCATGATAAACTGGCACATCCGGGAAGTTAAGCCGGAAAGTCTCAACGGCGTTATCATCCCATTCTACCGCCAACAACTCCCGATAGCCGGCCATGCTGTAGCCAAGTGACGAACCACCCGCCCCCGCAAAGGTGCTGATGACTGTCGGCGCATCGTCTGCCCTAGGCGCAAGATGTTCTTGCCAGCAAGCGTCAAGAAGCGCCGGGTAGTCGTCAACCTGCTTTAGCTTGCCGTTCACTCTTGGCTGTTCTCCGTCAAACATTACTGACTTGATTTGCCTGGCAATACTACGCATGAATAGCGGGGGTACACTGTTTCCAATGCGTGCCCAGGCGTCGTTTTTCCACAGAAAAGCATCTGAATAACTCCCCAACATGGCGGCTTGAACAAGGGACGGCTTCTTGATTATACCCCCAACCATGATTTGGTAATCGCTATTGGTTTTTGTAATTGTCGCTGCCGCTCTTGGGTGCTTAATCCAGGGGTTGATTTTCATGCTTCGGCTTGCGATACATCCATCAATTACATTGCCTATACCTATCGGCCTACTTTCCGCCTTTGGGAACAAGTCGTCAATCTGCTTTAGCATGTTCATGACCACACGTCGGACACTTGCACACCTCGACCCCATTGGCGATTGATTCGTCATATTCCGGGAAGGTTGGCGCCTCACTCTGTAGCAGGTTGCCAAGCGCCGTTACGTCCCGCTGCCAGTTCGTGAGCGTTTCGCTGTCCATGCCAAAGTCGGTAAGCAGCCCGGCGTCCCAGTTGCTAAGCTCCTCCCAGTTCCAAGCGCCAACCGCCCCGGCGTGAAGCGTGACCACAAGCGCCCGGCGTTCTTCGTCGGTTAGCTCCCGGTCTGCCCGCCTGGCGTCAACCTGGTAGGACTTGCCATGCAG